GGTGCTACTGAGTGTTCCCGTAGTGAAATTTGGGACAACTGGCTGTGATTTAACAGGTACAACATATAGCAAAAGCAACAATAAGAGTTTTTTCATAGATCATCTTATAGTTAGCTCCGTTACAAACTGTCCTGTAACTGTAGAACCACCACCACCTTCATGTAATCCTGTTATTCCATGACCAGACGTAATAGCCCCTGCAAAGCCATCACCAGTTCCATTCGCTGTAGAAATCACGCTACCAAAATTAGGAACTGTTCCAGCCGTGATATTTGAATTGCTACTTGGAATAGTATCAGCAGCAGTATAAGATTCTGACAAAGACCATGTATCTGCACAAGCGGCTGGTGTAGCCCCACAACCATTAATTGAATAATTTCCAGCAGTTAAACTGACAGCATTATTGCTGACAGTAAGTCCTCCAATCTGATCATTAGTATTACTTGTCCCGATATTGCTTCCAGAAGCACTATATGACGCACCAATTCTTGTACCTTGGGTCATGGCAGCATCAACTTTAACGCTAACGCTTGATGTAAATTTACTTGTTATATCAGCATAAGCTGGTGCTGACAGTAAAAACAAGAATGGAAGAAGTTTTTTCATTTTTTTGGATCAACTACTTTAGTACCAATAATTTTTATAGGTGTCTCTATTCTAACTGTTTGATAACCACCAGACTGTTGTGCTAGTAACGCTTCAACTTCTTTCTTGTTTAGTGGTTTTTCATCAGGTTTAAAAGTACCATCACCTCTTTTCTTAGCACCCTCAAGTCCGAAGCTGGCTAGGGCTCCCGTCAGAAGCGATGCAGGAAAAGTTATATCTTTTGGCTCGTTTGTATAACCTGGGATAGAGATATAGTTTAGGCTGACGATAAAACCGCTCCACCCAACTACAACAAGTCTTACTACAACTGAGATAAAGGCAAGTTGTTCCTCTTTATCCTCAATAGTTTCTTTGAGTTTCTTGAGTGGGCCTTTTTTGACTTCTTCTGTCATAACTAGGATTTATTAGTCATACTAGACATAATTACGGATTTAAGCAAATGACAGAAGTACAGGCAGCTTTATTAGGAGCAGGAGCTACCGCATTTGTTATGGTTTTGTCAAACATGAGTAATCGTAGAGAACGTACCATAATAGATATTTACAACAGATTAAACCAGTTATCGCAAGCGGTTAGCAGATTAGAAGGCCAAAACCGATAATGTTTGGTATGTTTGGGATAGATAACATACACAAATGCTAAAGTTTTTAAAACCTCTGTTACTAAAATTTCTTTCTACGTCAGCTTGCAAGCAGTTAGTTGTGGATTTGTTACGAGCCATTTGCAAGCAAACCTCTAATGATCTTGATGATCAAGCAGTAGATTTTTTAGAACAACAGTTATTCCCAGGTAGACCTGTATCATCTTTACCACGATGAAAGATGATGGGTTTATGAAAATGATTCATAAAAAGCTGCCCCCCGAAACAGAATTAGCAGTGGAAATGAGATGCAGAGAAGTTTGGGCTTGCGAAGATATAGAACAAATAAAAGCCTTCTGCATTGATTTAATGAAAAATCATGCAAGGGCTGAAGCTGTGCTATCTACTGCAATGATGCGTGTAATAGAACTAGAGTCAAGATTATCTGCTATAAAAACACCTACACGAAAACATACAGGAGTACATAGAGTCATATGGTGGATCGAACAACTTCAACTGCACTGGAGATATAGAACAGTAACAAAAAAGTACACTAAGTAGCTAAGAAATTGCTCTTACTAGCGTGTGTTGTGCGTGTTCACTTGACTTACTATCGTTCCAGAGAATCTGATAATAATAAGTTGCTGTACCTTTTCTGTTTTCTTTAAGTAAAACTTCTTTTACCATTCCGTATCTCTTTATAAAATCTTCGGTTCCAGAAAATATAGTTTTTCGTGTAACCTTATCACCAACTTCAAATCGTTGGCCTACTAAATACTTTTGTGTCACTTACTTGAACTGGGTTTACGACCATCAATTCTCCTCTGGACCGATTCTCGCCACATCAATTCGTCTTTAGCTTCAGCAATTTTATATTCAGAACTAGGAAATTCACGTTCCAAAGCTTCATAAGCTACCTCTCTAACCCAGGCAGTACCTTTTATACCCTTCTTTTCGGCTGACTTTTCTATAAGTTCAGCCCTGTTTGGGTCGATAAGAACCTGATAATAACTTTTGTTTCCGTGTCTTAGAGCCATTTACAATGTTGTTCTTGTACTACTCTACCACCAAAAAGGCAAATCGGCTTTTTCAATCTGCTTTTTTACATAGTTTTTTCTTGCTTGACTACGTTGTTTAGTCTTGCCAACACGAACTTCTCTAGCTTTCTTCAAAAATTCTATGACACTAGCCAAATCTTTTGAAGTTGCGTTAGGAATCTGTTTGTACAGATCCTTCATCAGTTCTGTTCTTATATTCTTCTGCATAAGCTACAGGCATTACATCAATAAGTGTTTTGTAGTATTGTACTCCAAGCTGTTTATTATGCTTGGAGATATACCATCCGTTTTCGTTTTTACAAATACCAATCATTTTTTACTCCAATATTCGATTAGTTGTTCAAGCTCTTCGATACGTTTACGAGCAGCTTCAATCTTTTGTTGTCTGGTCAATGGACTTCACTCCACTTGTTTCCAATAGATACTTCAGCTAATGCAGGAATCTCACCTAGCCATTTTGCTTCAGCTTTTTCCATTGTAGTTTTAAGAATTTGAGCCCACTTATCCGCAATATCTTCCTTAACTAAAAGAAGCAATTCATCGTGAACGGCTGCTGCAATTCTTACTTTATCCTCACCAGCTTCCTTAACCTGTGTCCATAAGTTTCCTAATGCACATTTTAATATTGCAGCACCAGCACCCTGTATGGGTGTGTTACATCTGACAGTTACACGGTTAAGATCACCTTTAAGAAACCTACGCATATTAGAAACAGGAATCCTAGTCTCAGGCCATTCATCCCCCTCTGTGGAACGTACCAGATAATTCATCTCCTGTTGCCAACTTTTGATACCACTGTATGTATTGAGCCAGTTGTCTCGAACCTTGGCAGCTTCATCTGATGACATAATCACACCACTACTACCAGCGTAGTTACGCAAACCTTCTGCTCCTGCACCATACAACAGACCAAAGTTTGCTGACTTAGCTATCTGTCTATCACAACCCATCTGCTGTGCGGTGTAGTCATGTAAATCATCACCACGTTTAAAGGCAGCAATCATATTTTTATCATTAGCCAGTGCAGCAGCCAATCGTAATTCCATCTGTGAAAAGTCAGCATCAACTATCTTCCAACCTTCAGGAGCTTGTACACATTGTCTGAACTCAGAATCTCTAGGAATCTGCTGATTATTAGGCTTGATACTGGACATTCTTCCTGTATCTGCACCCAACTGCATATATGAAGCTCTTACATATCCATCATCAGACATTTTATCTAAGATACTTTCAATCATCTGCCTACGCTTTTCTCTACGTTTCCAAGTCATAAGTGTTTGGATCGTAGGAGAATCAGCAGCACAACTCTTCAAAGCATCTTTCGCAACGCTAGGTTTACCATCCTTATTCACTGGAGTGTAACCAAGAACTAATTCAAGTTTTTCTAGTAGTTGTTTAGAGCTTTTTATATTAAATCCTGCATACTGTTTAGTACCTAACCTTACTGAACCTTGGTCTTTCGCACGTAGATTAACTGAACCATCCTCATTTCTAGGTAACTTTTTTCCAACTGGTAAGTCATTATCAAGTTCTCTGATAAATTCGTTACCCAGTTCTTTAATGTCATCTTCATAATCTGTACGACATTGCTCTAGTTCTTCTCTATTCCAGGGTAGTCCTATCCTCCACATCTGTGCCATAGCTGGAAGTGCCCGACATTCAAGTGCATACGCTTTTTCTAATCTTCCTAGTCTTATCTTCTGATCTAGTACATTGTCTAGCTCAAGTAGTATTTCAATATCTTTGGCAGCATAAGTTAACTGTTCTTTAGATAGTGTTTCTAAACCCCAATTAGATTTCTGTTGTTCTTTAGATACTTCTATATTTAATTGTCTTTTAGCTAGTGCATCCAGACCGTGTTTAGTCTGTGGAATACCATTGGTCAGTAGTCTGCTGGCTATCATGCTACACCTAACAAAACCATTTATATGTATGCCTTGTTCCTGTAGCCAAGCTATATCAAATACAGCATTGTGAGCTAACCAGAATCT